GCCACGGTTCGGATTTCCCGATCCCGACGTTCCGGGCGTGCACGTCGAAGATGTTGAGCGGGGTGCTGGCAATGGCGACGATCAGCGCGGCGAGATAGAGCGGAATCCTGTCCATGTTCGGGTCGCTTTCTACAAATCGAGTTCAAGGAGCGCCGCCTCGGCGGCGTTCTGCCAGGTGAGGTCCGACGGGCGATCCTGGGCTGGTGGCCGTGAGGCTCCTGCAGCCGTGTCGTCGGTCGGGGTCGTCGTCTTCTTTCCGGTCCCGTTACAGGCCGGGCAGGGTTCTTGGCCTTGCGGGTCGGACATGAAGCGTTCGTCCCTCAGGCCCGAGCCGTGGCAGGTCGGACACGTGTCGTCGTCGGCCGACGCCAACAGGCGCGCCGCGCGCTGGTCCGCCGGATTGGCGGACGCCGACAGCACGCGGGCCAGGGTCTCGTTCAGTGTCGCGACGGAATCGATCATCCCGATCGACAGCGCCTCGGCCGATCCGTAGACGAAGGCCTTCCACTTGTTGCGGACGCGCTCGGGCGTCATGCCCTTGCCGCGGCCATTCACGACGCTCGTGACGAACTGGCCGTACGCGAGATCGACCGCTTTCTGCGTGCGCGCAATCTGGGCCGCGCTCGGCGCGGCGGCGACGTTGTTGTCGTCCTTGCCCTCGCCGGCGAAGACAAAGGTTTCTTTCACGCCGAGCTGCTCGAGCATGCCCGAGAGGTCCTCGAGGATGCAGTACGTCCCGATCGAGCCAATGCGCGCGGACGGCGCGGCGACGATCTCCGTGGCGGCGGCCGCGACCTGATACGCGGCAGACGCCCCGAGATATTGGATCTGCGCGATGACCGGCTTCGTCACACGCGCCTTCATCACTTCGGCCGCGAATTCCGCGTTGCCGGCGACGGATCCCCCCGGCGAGTCGATGTCGAGCAGGATCGTTTTGACGTCAGCGCTGGCCATCGCCTTGCCAAGCGATCGACTCAGGCTTTCAAACGTCGTCCCCCCTGAGAACTCGCTGAATAAGTTCATCCGCGGGGCAATGACGCCGTACACGGGAATGATCGCGACGCTGCCCGCGCGGGGCTGCGGGAGGTTCTTGCGATCGACCAGCGCCGCCGCGATCGCGGCGTCGTCGGCGTCCTGCCCGGCCATCCGCCGCGCCAGGATCCCGGCGACGACGCGCAGCATCGGCCGCTCGAGGTTCCAGGGGTGCTCGAGCGCGAAGCTCAGGACGTGGTCGTAGCGACCTTTCATGCCGCCTCCTGGCCGAGGAGCTGAGTCAATGTCGCCGTGTTCGCCCGCTGCGCCACGAGCGCGGCCCGCTCGGGGTCGAGGCCGGCGCGCGTCAGGTCGGCTGCGAGCTCGCGGTGCCACCGATCGAGCTGCTCGTAGAACGTGGTCGCCCGCTCGGCGATCGGGAGCTTGCTGAGTCGGGCCTGCTGACGGAGCCGGGCGGCGTGCACGACCGGCGCGATCGAGGCGGCGTCGGGATCCGTCGGGTCGTCCGGCCGGGTGAACATCGGCGCCGGTTTGTCCCCGGGATGCGCGGTCGCGTCGGACGGGCCGCCCTGTTGGGGGGCGATCTCATCGGACGCCGGATCCTCGTCGCGCGGCAGGTTCACCTTCGCGCGCGCCTCGTTGACCTTCATGTACGGCTTGCCAACGGCCACCGACAGCGAATTCGACTGCTCTTCGAAGCTGCCGGCGAGCTTCGCGCCGATGTTGAACTCGGTGTACACATCGACCTGGTCCTCGCAGTCGATCAGGAGCTGCCCTTCGATCTCTTGGTCGATGTGCTCGAACCAGGGCCCGAGGCAGTCCTGGTACAGGTTCTTGTGCTGTTCTTTGATGTTGCTGAACGTCGCGTGGTCGAGGATGCCGACGAACGGTTGCGGGATCTGATACTCGGCCGCGCAGACTTCGCGCCGGAGTTTCCCGCCCACGGTGTACTCGGAGTCCTTTGCGCTGAAGGAGCTCGTCTTGAAGGTCCACCCGGGCTCGAGGACGGCCACCTGGCCGGCGCCCGCCCTGCCGGCGAACCGCGATTGCCACTGTTCGCGCCAGTCCTTCTTTTGCTGGGTGTTCCACTTGCCCGCGGGCGCGTCGAGCGCTTGCTCAATGAGGCCGTCTTGGCGGCCCGCGTTGCGCCAGAACGACTCGCGATGGTCTCCGGCGGCTTCTTCTTCCGCGAGGATCCGGCGCAGCGTCTCGAGCGGCGACAGGCCCATCAACGGGTTGAGCGGGTTGTACCCGTTGAAGTACACGATCTCCGAGAGCTCGAAGCGCTGGACGCGACCGTTCACCGTCCGTTCAAAATGCGACGGGAGGAGGTCGCCCTTGACCTCCATCTGTTCGGGCGGCAGGCGCACGAGGCCGATCGCGGGCCGGCCGTCCGCGCCACGGTGCCGCACCTTCAGCCAGTACGCGTTGAAGTAGATCCCGAGGTCGCTGACCAGGCTTTCGATGAGCCGGTACCGTCGCGTCGCGGGGTTCGGCTTCCCCAGCCACCGGGCCAGATCGTGATCGACGAGGCGCACGCGGTCGGTGTCCGAGACACGGCGAAAGACCTGGAGACCGACGTGCGCGATGTTGCGGGCGAGAAAGTCGACGCAGATCCGAACGTTCGGCTGCGTGCGGTAAATCTCGGCGTAGGTGTGCCGGTAGTCGTAGAGATCTAGTGAGCCCCCAGACGAGCCGGACCAGCGCGGCGGCGGGTTCGTGAGCGCCTGCAGACCCTCGAAGGTTCGGACGATCACGGGGCCACCTGCAGGTGCGCGATGTTGGCGCGCGGAATGTGGACGTCGCCGGGCAACTTCTCGGGCGGCAGGCCGGCCTTCAGCGCTGAACAGTCGCGCAGAATGAACCACGGCCCGCGCTGTTGCCAGACGATCCCCTCGATCGCTTCGGAGTCCGTGTGCTTGAAGTTCACAATGACCCGCCGGAGCAGGCACGGCGGCCGCCAGAAACAAAGCCAGGACAGCATCAGTGAGAGGAAGCCACACGTAGCAGTGTGGAATGGCCGGACGCACGGACTGTATTTGTCGATGTTTATTCGGGGCCGACGAGGCGCGTGATCTGCTCCACTTCCGAAATGACGACGAGGCCGCCCGCGAAGTCCCACCACATGTCGATCGCGCGCAGGCCCGTCGCGCTGATGCGATCCGTGGCCTCTTGGAGAAGCGCCTGCCGGGCGTTGTCCGCCTCGCCCTTGGACGAAAAGAGCGCGGCCGCGTCGAGATCGCGCGTCCGCGTCCAATGCCCATCAAAACGGCCAATGAACTGGTGGCCGTTCACATACTCCAGCACCCACAGTCGGCGCGTGGAGGCTCGTTCGTCCATTGCGGTGTCCCGATATTATTCCGCGCGCCGGGTGAGCTCGCGCCGGATGATCTCGGGGACGGTGACGTCCCGGCCCTCGGTGCGGGTGAGCCGCTGCGCCCGTCGGGAGTACGCGTCGTATTGTTTCGACGGCAGCGTCACGCCGACTTCCACCGAGGTATCGTCGTCGTCCACGCGCGGCCGGCCCGGCCCCGTGCGCTTCATGCGACGAGGAGCTCCGGATCCTCGGGCGGCCCGACGTCTAGCGCCGCGAGCTTGCGCGCCATGATCATCGCGACGATGCCGTCGATGCGGCCGCTGCTCCGCTTCTTCACGGGTTTGATGTTGTCGGGCCCGTCACGATAGACGACGACGTTCGACGCCTGCACCGCCAGGAGCGGGTTCCCGCCGGCGTCGACGAGCCCGTCGAGGACCTCTGCCTCGAAGTCCTTCGAGGGGAGCGTCATGTGCTTGATCGTTTGGGGGATCTCGAGGACCGGGAAGCCGTCCGTCTCGAGGTCGTTCTCGATCGTCCCGGCGTTCCAGGGGTCGAACCCGACGAGCTGGATGTCGACCCCGAAGAGGACCTTCGCGTCCTTCACGGCGGCGCGGATGACATCCTGGTCGATCCGGTTGCCTGGGTTCGTCGTCAGGACCGGCCAGGGCGTGCCCGGGATCAACTCCTTCGCCCACTGCAGATACGGCGCCCTGTCCCGACGCGACCGGGCCAAGAGCGTGTCCGCCGGCGTGAAGCACCGCACCAGGTACCGCCACGAGCTCCGCGTCGCCGTCGGGGGGAAGAGGAATGCGAGCGCGGCCAGGTCGATCTTGCTCGAGAGGTCGACGGCGGCGACACACGGCTGACCGCGGAGCTCCTCGATCGTCCAGGCGCTCTGCCCCTGCTTCCACCCCTCGATCGACAGCCAGGGCGCGTCGGTGTTGACCCAGAGGTTCAGGCGCTTCTGTTGGTACGCCGCGGCCGCGCCCGGCATCGCCAGCGCCTTCGCGACCAGCGCCGCCAGGTCGTCCGGCTTCACCGAGACGCCGTAGTTCGGATTCGCCTTCCGCGCGGTCGCGTCGAGCGTCCAGTCGTCCTCGGGATCGGCGTGGGCGATGAACGCGAAGAACGTCTCGTCGACGAGGACCTGGTCGAGAATCTGGCAGGCGTAGAAATGTTGGTCGCCGCAGGGCGAGACGGGGTCATTGCCCGCCGTCGTGATCTGGTAATTGACCGGCTGCCGGCGGGCGCCGGTCGCCGTCTCCATCACGTCGATCGTGTCGCGATGCTTAATCTTGTGGAACTCGTCGACGATGATCAGGTTCGGGTTCAGCCCGTCTTCCGGATCTTTCCCGAGCGGCTCGAGCTTCGAGGACGTGTCGACGCGGTGGAGGTTCTTCGCTCGAACGACGATGCGGGTCTTCAGCCCGCTCGACCGCACGAGCTTCTTCATGTCGTTGAAGACGAACATCGCCTGGCCGCGCTTCGTCGCCAGGCAGTACCCCTCGGCGCCCGGCTCGCCGTCGTAGAACGTGACGTAGAGCCCGACGATCGCCGCCTCGAGGGTCTTGCCGTTCTTCCGGGGGATCTCGTTGTAGGCGGTCCGGAACCGCCGGAGACCGGTGTCGACGTGGACCCAGCCGAAGAGGGAGCCGAGCCGGAACTGCTGCCACGGCTGCAGGACGATGAACGATCCCGCCCACTCGCCCTTGTAGTGTTTGAGCTTCGCGGCGAACCGGAAGAACCGATCGGCCTTCGCCGGGACGAACCGGTACGGAAAGGCCGCGGTCGCTTCGCGCGCCCGATCGCGGAGATGCCGCTCGCACGCGAGGCGGTGATACTTCCCCGCCGGGATCCGGCCGGCGGCCACGCGGCGCGCGTAGGCATCGACCGGATGGATCAGGCCGAGCACCGTGCCCACGGCGAGCACGACGCTGGCCGCGGCCTTCTTAATGGGCTTGGGCAGCAGGCTCATCGAACTCCGCAAAGGGATCGTCTGGGGCCGGCGCGTCGGCGACCTTCACGCGCGACCGGGCCGCCGGCGTCATGCCGAGCTCCACCAGGTACTGGCGGACGGCCATGTGCCCCTGCCGGAGTTGCGCCGTCGTCTTCACTTCGAGCTTCTTCAGCTGCACGATCAACTCGATCGCGCGGACGATCTGCTCACCGTCCCGCAGTTTGCCGATCGCCTTCTGCAGCTTGGCCACGAGGGCGACGTTCGTCCGATGCGTTACGACGATCGCTTCCGTCTCCGCGAACAGCTGGCAGTACTGGTAGAGCGCGGCGTCGTCGACTTTCGACAACGTCTTCGCCGCCTCGAGGCGGAGGACCATGCGGCGCCACTCCTCGAGCGCGGGCCCGTTCAGGCCGATCGGGATCGGCGGGCGACCGACCGGCGGATCCGGCGCGTCGGCCGACGTCGCCGTCGTCACGGTGCCGCGATCCTTCCGGCCCGTGCCGGCGAGCGCGTGTTCGCGGTGGGATTTCTTATTGCGGCCGCCGGAGCTCGAGGTCCCCGGCATCAGCGCGCGCTCGGTCGAAGGACGGCCTTCGCCATCCGCAACTTCGGCCGGCGCCGGCGGGTGGTGATCATGGAAACTGCTCCCAAAATGCGAAATTCATTTGCTGCCAACGCGCGAAGGAAACCCCGGCGCGGTTTCCCGGCCCCCAATCCACAGGGACTTGCGAGGCCCCCCCACCCGTCCGGTCGCGCGGTCGACGCGGATGTCAACAGGTTTCCGATCACGATCGACGCCTCACCTTGAACTGCCCTGCTTGATCGCGAGGGAGTGAGCTGCGTCGGAACGTCGGTGTCATCACCGATCGCTGCACACCACGCTGTGACTCGGTCACGGTCTTGAGGTCGGAGCAATCGAGACAGAGCGCTTGTTCGTTCGACTCGTCTTCGGTCCCACCTTCCGCGAGCGGCACGATGTGATCGCGGATGGTGGGCTTGGTGTGTCGTCCCTCCTTCAGGCACACGACACACCACGGCTGCGATGCGAAGAGACGCGCGCGTCGACGTTGGAGCTCGCGGCCGCGGATGCGCGTGACGAGCGGACGCTCGAGGGTGCGCCAGGCTTCGGCCTCGGGCTTCTTACAGATGCGGCCGCACTTCGGATGTGAGCAGAGACGAGGCGGGGCCATCGCCATCAGGTCAGCGATCCGTTCTGAAGAAAGCCGTGGTAGTCGTCGGCTTGAATTGATCCTGCCCCTGCGCTACACGTCAGTCCGTTCTTGTCGACGGTGATGGTGGGTGGTTCCCCGTGACGGACCCAGCAGCGATGCGCCTTGTCGTCCTTCAGCGTGCAGTTTGACGCGCGGCCGTCGATGTCCCACCAGTGATCATTGGGGAGCACGACGTGCAGGTGTCGCTCGCATGGGGGTTCGTGCGTCGAGCACTTCCCATCGCCAGCGAACGTGACCCAGAACATATCGCCTGGCTGCGGGCGCTCGTTCTCCCAGTCGATCGATTCGCGGAGGCGGCAGATGGTTGCCATCAGCGGTGCGATCCAATCGCGAGGCCAAGGAAGAACGCGAGGAGCACGAGCCAGGGCCAGCGTGGCCACGACGTCAGCTCATGGTTGGCGACGTTGGGTCGATAGTCTCGAAGGCCTGACTCCTTGTCGGTGTAAGGAATCATGCGCGCCCTGGTTTCGACCCGATCACAATCGGGTTGTTCTGGCATTCCTTCGGGGCTGCGTACGTACACGTCATGACACGTGTGGACACGTACGTAGCGAGGCGGGAGAGGGAGTCGATCGTGCGAGACGCCCTCCGCATGGTGGCGGGATCCCTTCTGTCAAGGTTGTCGGGGACGAGAGGCGCGACCAGGAGGACCGCGCCGGTAACTGCAAGTGTCCGCCCGTACCGAGGGGGAAAACACGCCTCTGGTGCGCCGAGTAGCACGGAGTCGTGTCAAGTAGCGTCGACGGGGCGCGTACACTACCGAGAGAGGCCCCACAATCGCGAGACCGATGGATTTACACCCACACCTGCCGCGCCTCCTGGAGGTGCACGAGGTGGCCTTCCTGATGAAGTGCAGTCAGGAGACGGTGCGACGCCTCATCCGACGCGGGGAGCTGATCGGGGTGCGCTTTGGGAATCAATGGCGCGTGGATCCCGTCGACCTGCAGGCGTACATCGAATCCCAGAAGGTGCGGATCGCGGCGCACGAGCGCGTGATCGATCAGCAGTTCGCGGCCGCGTCCTCGAACGTGAACGTGACCGTCTTTGGCCGCACCGATCTCGACGTCGTGGCCACCGAGGGCGGCAAGGCCACCGTGGAACATCGGCGATGAACGACGCACTCGCGACGCGCGCTGACGGGAAGCGACTCTCCGATCGACAGGATCTACCGCGTTTAGCGTCGGGGCGGTACGTCATCTACGACGAGCTGTACGAACACGACGGCCTGAGCCCCTTCACGAACTGGCAGGAGGCTCACTCGCTCTATGTCGATTACGTCATCACGCCGCTGATGGGCACGTCGCCGCTCCTCACGCTCGCGCGCCGCGAGAAGTTACGGAGTCGGATGCGCGCCATGCCCTATTACGACCCGGAGACGTGATGGCCACGCTGCGCTACAAGTATCCGGTCGCGTCAGCGATGCGCGGCGTGACGATCAGGGTGGACGTCACCGGTGTCCGTACGTGGCGGGTCCGTCTCTGGGTGGGCACGGTCTT